CAGACAGTTCTTCCCCGTCCCATACGGACACTCTGTTGTTGTCCTCAAGACAGATACGCACCAGATCCTGCAAGACAGGACGCTCTCCCGGTGCGGCATACTCAGGTAACGCTGTATCAAATTGAACAATCATACTTCATCTCCAGTTTGTACACTAAAATCTAAGCAGTTATTTTCAATAAGATTTTCTAAATAATTTATTACCTCTGGCAGTGTGATTATGCCTAAATCTTTATCAATTTCCATTTCTAATTCAATCGTCACGATAGCCATGATTAATCTCCATGATCACTATGATGGTAGTCTGCGTTGCTTATCTCATCAGAAATAAGATCGAATATATAACTAGTGTTGATCCAATTAGTGATGTCAACTCCACGCGATTTAACTGATACCAATTCAACTAAGTCCTCCTCGTTATCAGCACTGTAGATTGTGTACTCAATGGTTGCGTATATAGACATCCACTCACAGTCTAACTCCACATCCATCACCTGATTACCATACATACTAGCTGTCCCCATCGTTAGCCTCCTAATGATGTGTGTAACTTACGTTCGGTACTGCTTTATCCCAACACGCTCGACACTCACCACACTTGTTGTCCTGCTTGGGTGCGGGGCATACGAACGAGTCAGTAGGGATTCTATTCCTGTGTACTGTTGATGTCAAGCTGAACCTCTTCGGTGGTGACCCGTCAACCATCGCAGCAGACACACGCACAATCAGATTGTCCGGAATGTCACCACTGTACTGCGACACGTACTTGGCCTCACGCGTAGGCAACCAGTGTTTAGTCTCAGGTGTACGCCTTGCCACCTCCACGATGTTAGACAAATGCCACACACCTTGGATGTCACCCGAGTCATGCCACCTAAAGTATGGCGCTTTGTTGATAGCTATCGCCATGTTCTCCACCCAATCAGGATGAGAAAGAGCATCAAGTCTACGCTTCAACGCCTTCTTTACATTAGGAAAAACATAGTTACCCTTGCAAGCATAGCAGTCCTCACACACAGACCCCTTCACCTTCATGAGCTTGGAACCAGTGTGACAGTTCTCCGCTGGTGTTGATGTGGATCTGCACGGAACCTTGCTTGGGTTAGCTAGTCCACCCACTGCATCTCGTGCATCAGTAAGTACACTCATAACTTTTTCTCCACGTATCTACGCATAGCATAGTGTCCATCTTCGATAGTATCCAAATAAAACTGATGGCTAAATGATCCATCAAAGTAAAGAACTACCTTGAATCGTTTTCTTCTTGAACGTCTAGCGCACTCCTTCATTGGATCCACTATCGCTAGTCTCGCATCCAAGCGTCCACATTCACTATGCATCCACGTTGGTTGCATCTTTGAATACAACGACTCCTCTACTTTTTCCCTCATAACATCTCCTTTAACTCCTTCTTGATACGCCTCGCATCATCACCACGCCACGAGGCAGCGTTCGATAGAAAGTAAAGCACCACACTCCTACCACTGTCAAGGTAATAGTCATCGTCAATGCTAGTCAGGTACTGCATGGCGTCAAGGTATGGCTGTGCATACGGTGACACCTTCGACCACGTAGCGTTAACGTCACGCGCTATCTCATGTATAGGTCTGCTCATCACAACTCCTCCGTAATAGTATCAAGTGCCCATTGAAAGGCAGATGCACGACCTTCCATGTATCCCTGCAACACTTTCCAAGTAGCAGATTCAGATGACTCAGGATCAGATTCTGCCTTTTCATAATAGTACTTTGCCTCAGACCGACAGTTCTCGATCTTCCGCATGAGGGCTGAAATTACTTGTTGCTTTTTGTCCATCACTTACTCCTCTTTAGCTATGGGTATACCCATCAGTCTCAATGGCGAGCCACATACCACACCACGGCACTACGACTGCGCCATCCATACAAAAACCAGACTCAACACTACGCCTAAACTGCAAGTAACTCAAGTCTGATCCACCACGTTGCCACACACGCAACAGTGCATGACGTTGCTCTTTCGTTAGTACCATCACCGCCTCCTTTTTTTAAATGCATTTAAATTTCGATATAGCTGGACGTTATCGCCCCAGCCAGCACATATTATCGCACAGCATAATAACCATGTCAAATAGACGCGCCTAGCGACGCTATGAGAGGCTCTGTATGACGCTGTGAGCAACGATAACAAAAGCAAGGGTATGGTATAGGGTAGGAATAGAACGTCGCTTAGAGAGCGATACAGAGAGAATTACGGGCATAAAAAAACCCCACCATTGCTGGCAGGGTTTCGGTAGGGGTCAGATTAGCTTGTCAATTCAGCGTAAACGATAAGCAGAAAGCAAGCTATCAGGATTAATCCCATGGTGTCATTCATGCGGAGAGGTCAAGGGTAGCGATGAACGCGGCGATGTCATCCTTGGTGTGCCCGTTGCTGAGCGCGTCACCTATGAACGTCGACCATAGCGTCGCCAGATCCTTGGCATCGTTGGCGGTTGGTTCGGATCCTTCACCGTCGCCTTCAGCTTTTCCAGCACTAGGGATGCGGAGCGCCTTGGCGAGTGAGTCGATACCCTTCACGCCCTTATCCATTTTGGCTTTGACTACCTTCTGACCGGCGGCGGGTGTCTTGACCTTGTGGTACTCGCACAGTTTGGCGTCCAGTCCCGTGGCAACCTTGAGGATCGTTCGCACCATTGACGCCATCGCATCTTTTGAGCTGTCAGTGCCGGTCAGTGTTTCCTTGTAGCCCGCGATGTAATCCTTCATATCCTGAACCGTGTGGATCTTCCTTGCATCGTCCAACAGCCGAACGGATAACAGTGTGGACTGGTCATTGTGGAATTTTCCAAACTGTCGACCAGCGATGAATGGTGCGCTTGTGTTGGATTGTACGTTTTCAGCTTTCATATCTATCTACCTTTAGCAACAGTGCGGAATAGCACCATGCACACAGTCTGAGGCTTCGTTTTTCAAATGTCAACAGATAATCAGAAAAAAACTTAAATGCATTTAAGTCTTGTCATAGGCCATGAGAACCCATCAATGGCGCTGTGTTGGTCGATAGTGTCGGGCTATATGTGGACCTTCATTGCCTCTCATTCTGCCTAATTCTGCATTGATCACCATAGGCCGGTTCTATTTTGACACCGGGGGAGGGGAATTTTGCAGTTCTGCGCGCGGTGGTGCCCCACAGATACAAAAAAGAGTCAAATTAGGCCATAACAAATCTAGTTGTTTGTTCTTATTTTTCAATTAATTGCATAATGCAACTTGCATAATGCTAATCTGCACTGTAAATGTACAGAATCTGCACTGTAAAACCACTGTCCTACAGGTAATATTTCTTATTTTATAAAAAGTTCTTGACTTTTAGTAAAAAATATGCTATAATAATATGTATATATAGAACAATGCAGTTCCTATTTACGAATAACGTATCTAAATATTACTATTACATACAACAAATAGAAACAAATATAAGAAAAGAACCAAAAAACCCAACTAGGTTGAGTCTATATAGATGGATAACGACAAACAATCAGGTAAAGCGTCGCCAAACGCGACTAATCCTGTTGGTCGCCCTAAAAAATCTTCTGTTTCCTCCAAGAAAAAGGGGGGCAGAAGGGCTGTAGGTAGACCAAAGGGTGACGCTGCAATTATAAATGAGTACAAAGCGAGGATGTTAAACTCTCCTCGTTCTCGTGCCGTAATGGATGCTATATTTGAAGCGGCTACAGACCCAGAACACAAAAACCAAGCAGCAGCATGGAAGTTGGTAATGGATCGTATCCTTCCTATTGCTGCATTTGAAAAGGATATAATCAAAGATGCAGGAAGAAGTGCGATACAGATTAACATCACTGGTGTTGGAGCTACGTCTATTACACAAGGAACTGAAACGACAAGGGAAGAAGAAGATTCTATCGTTGCAGTCCAAGATCCAGAAGATTAAAGAAAGAATCGAACAGCTTACGCATGAAATACTTCACTAGAGAAGAGTTTAACTGCCAACATACGGGTGAGAACCGTATGGAGCAGGACTTCTTAGACAAACTTGACCAACTCAGGGAGACTTGTGGTTTCCCTTTTGTTATCACCAGCGGCTACAGAAGCCCTAACCACCCTATAGAAGCTAAAAAGGACGTACCGGGAACCCACGCGCAAGGCATCGCAGCAGATATAAAAATAACAAACGCTGCACATCGGTACACAATAATAAGAGAAGCCCTGTCTATGGGATTTAGTGGTATAGGGGTCGCTGGTGACTTTATTCATGTAGATACACGGGGCACTGTACCCGTCATCTGGACGTACTAACTATGTTGTACACAAGAAATACTAACGTCACAACCACAGATGTAGCCACTATGGTTACTGTTCCTAGTGGTTACGTAGCGCACTGGAACATGCTCTTTGTCAGTAACTTAGGTGGATCTACTAACGGTGCTGGCATATACGTAGACAAAGCTGACGGAACCACTGTAGATATTTTAGGCGGTGGTAACGTATCAGCTAAAGACTTTTTGTTAATTGACGGTAACGCAGTGTTTGTTCTTCAAGCTGGTGACGCTATCAAGGCGTACACTACATCGGCAGGAGACATGGAGTTTGTTATAACCTTTGACTTACTAGAACAACCCGCAATCTTTGTAAACTTTAACGGAGCGTAACAGATGAAGTATTTTATTGGTATGTGTTTTTTGTTTGTCAGTGCTATTGTTTATCCTGAGACTGTTATCAACTACGACGACGGCTCTACGTATACTCTAGCTGAAAAAGAAAAAATATACATCACTAAAGGTAAACTGTTTACACAAAAAAATTACAGCAACGGCAACGTTAATTTTACACTCCAAAAAGAACACAGCAAAAGAGACTACGCGCCTGACCCAGACGGAACTGATGATTGGGCAGTAGGGTCTCACCCTTGGTGTAAAGCGTACGTACCGTGGCACGAGGGTCTTACGTTCAACATGATCTCGTGGCAACGAATGTGTGACACAAACAACGACGGTAAGTACGGCTGTGGTGATGACAGGTACAACAACTCAGAAGACGGCGGTGCTTGCCCAAGTTGACAGACCTAAACGTACAACTGTTGCCTTGGCAGCAGGAAGTCTACTCTGATCCTACTAGGTTCAAGGTAGTAGCCGCAGGACGGAGAACAGGGAAATCCCGTCTTGCTGCTTGGATGTTAATCATCAATGCTCTACAGACAGACAGAGGTCAAGTTTTTTACGTTGCGCCCACACAGGGACAAGCCCGTGACATCATGTGGCAAACCCTGCTAGAGCTAGGACACCCTGTTATCTCAGGTTCGCACATAAACAACCTGCAGATCAGGCTGGTCAACGGGGCCACGATTAGTCTCAAGGGAGCCGATAGGCCAGAGACAATGCGTGGTGTGTCCTTGAAGTTTCTCGTGATGGACGAGTACGCAGACATGAAGCCTGACGTATGGGAACAGATACTCCGTCCAGCACTGGCAGACCAAAAGGGTTCTGCAATGTTCATAGGTACGCCTATGGGAAGAAACCACTTTTACGAACTGTACAAACTTGCAGAACTAGGAGATGATGAAACTTACAAGGGGTGGCACTTTACCAGCTACGATAACCCACTTCTTGACCCTAACGAAATTGATACAGCAAAGAAGTCAATGTCAAGTTACGCCTTCCGACAAGAGTTTATGGCATCGTTTGAAGCCAGAGGCTCAGAGATGTTTAAAGAAGAGTGGGTACAGTTTGGAGAAGAACCAGAAGAAGGAGACTATTACATAGCAGTTGACCTTGCTGGCTTTCACGAAGTAAACAAAAAACGAACTAAGAATACGAAGCTAGATGAAACCGCAATCGCTGTTGTTAAAGTTAGTCCTAATGGTTGGTACGTTGATAACATTATACATGGGCGGTGGGGCTTTGACGAGACTGCCACCAAGATATTTCAGGCCGTTAGAGACTACAGACCCATTAGCGTTGGTATTGAAAAAGGAATTGCACGACAAGCATTAATGTCTCCTTTAACAGATTTAATGAAACGGTACGGTACGTTTTTTAGAGTTGAAGAACTAACGCACGGTAACAAAAAGAAAACTGACAGAGTGGTTATGGCTCTTCAAGGACGTTTTGAAAACAACTTTGTAACTCTTAATACAGGATCGTGGAACTCTAGATTCTTAGACCAACTGTTTCAATTTCCAGATCCATTAACTCACGATGATTTGGTTGACGCTCTGGCGTACATAGATCAGTTAGCACAAGTTGCGTACCACTACGATTACGAAATTGACGATCACGAAATACTAGACATTGTAGCAGGATATTAATATGGCAGAAGAAATCTACAGCCCAGACCCTTTGATGATTGAAGAGTCTCTTGAAGAGTGGGTAATGACCAAATGTGAGAACTGGCGTGATTACTATGAATCAAACTACGAAGCAAAATTTGAAGAATACTATAGGTTATGGCGAGGTCAATGGGATCCTGCTGACTCTGAGCGAGCGTCTGAGCGTTCTCGAATTATCTCTCCTGCGCTTCAGCAGGCTGTAGAATCTAACGTAGCAGAACTGGAAGAAGCCACGTTTGGTAGAGGTAAGTGGTTTGATATTTCTGATGACACTAACGACAAAGATCGTCAGGACGTTCAGTACCTCCGTAACAAGCTAACAGAAGACTTTGAGAAGTGTAAGATACGTAAGGCTGTTGCAGAGTGCTTGATTAACTCTGCTGTGTTTGGCGTAGGTATAGGAGAAATTGTTCTTGAAGAAATTAAAGAAATGGCTCCAGCAACTGAACCCATTATGGGTGGAGACTTACAAGCTGTAGGTGTTAACATTACTGACAGAGTAGTAGTTAAACTAAAACCAGTACTACCACAAAACTTTCTTATTGACCCTGTAGCTACGTCCGTAGAAGATGCTATGGGTGTAGCTATTGACGAGTTTGTGTCTAAACACAGTGTAGAACTACTACAAGAACAAGGAATTTATCGTGAAGCGTTTATTGAATCTGCTGCTCCTGATACAGACCTAGAGCCAGATCAAGACCTCACAATATACAACGACGACAAGGTACGCCTAACGAAGTACTACGGACTCGTACCTCGTGAGTTGCTCGAGGCTGAAGACGTAGAAGTAGAGTCTGAGTCTATGTACGTTGAGGCTATCGTAGTTATCGCTAACGGCGGTACACTCCTGAAGGCTGAAGCTAACCCTTACATGATGCAAGACCGTCCTGTGGTTGCGTTTCCGTGGGACGTTGTTCCGGGCCGCTTCTGGGGTCGTGGTGTATGTGAGAAAGGTTACAATAGCCAGAAAGCTCTGGACACTGAGCTACGAGCTAGGATTGATGCTCTGAGTCTTACTATTCATCCCATGCTCGCTATTGACGCAACGCGTTTACCTCGTGGTGCTAAACCTGAAGTACGTCCGGGCAAGATGATTTTAACTAATGGAGATCCCCGTGAAATACTACAACCGTTCAACTTTGGGCAAGTTGGTCAGATTACTTTTGCACAAGCTCAGGCGCTTCAGCAAATGGTACAGCAAGCTACAGGAGCCGTTGACTCCGCAGGTATTGCTGGTCAGGTTAACGGAGAAGCAACTGCCGCTGGCATAAGTATGTCTTTAGGCGCTATCATCAAGCGTCACAAGCGTACCCTGATTAACTTCCAGCAGTCATTCCTGTTGCCATTTGTAACCAAGGCTGCACACAGGTACATGCAGTTTGATCCTGAGAACTACCCTGTGGCTGACTACAAGTTTAACGCTACGTCAACCTTGGGCATTATTGCTAGAGAGTACGAAGTAACTCAACTTGTACAACTGTTGCAGACTATGCAACAAGACAGCCCAATCTACCCTGTGCTGATCCAGAGCATCATCGACAACATGAACCTGAGCAACCGTGACGAATTGATTGCGTCTATGCAACAGGCGTCCCAGCCTAACCCACAGGCACAGCAAATGGCTATGGCTGCTCAACAAGCACAGATTGAGTTCCAACAGAGTCAGACTGCAGCGTTACAAGCACAGGCTGCTGAGTCGCAAGCCAGAGCAGCTAAGTACGCTATGGAGACACAACTTGCTCCAGAAGAACTACAAATTGAAAAGATTGAAGCTATTACTAGAAACCTCAAGGAAGGAAATCAAGAAGACAAGGAGTTTGAACGCCGCCTAAAGGTAGCAGACGCCCTACTTAAAGAAAAACAAATAGAAGGAAAACGTCAAAATGCTAATGACACAAACAGAAATGAACCAGTTTCTCAGCCAAATCAACCAAGCATTCCAAGACCAGTTCGACAGATTGGACTTGCTGGAGAACCGGGTCAAGGATTTGGAGGCCAAAATCAATGAGCAAGACAAAGGATCCAAAACTAGCGCGAGCAGGAGTAAGCGGGTACAACAAACCGAAGAGGACGCCTAGTCACCCTACTAAAAAGTTTGTTGTTGTTGCTAAGGAAGGAGACAAAACTAAATTGATTAGATTTGGCGATGCTAAGATGACAATTAAAAAAGATCAACCTGCTCGTCGTAAATCTTTTAGGGCTAGACACAAATGTGATACTAGTCCTCCTAGTAAACTAAGTGCGCGGTATTGGTCTTGTAAAAAATGGTAAGGAGTTTTAATGAGTTCGTTAGAAGAGTCGTATGCTTTAAAGGCAAAGGAAGCACTCAATACTTGTTTTAAATACCATAAGTTTAAAAACAATAATAACGAAAATGTTTTATTAATGTTTTCAGGTGGCATGGATAGCGTATCATTAGCTTGGAACTTACTGGAACACACAAAACAAACTATCCATATACATGCTATACATTTAGATAACTCTGAAAAAAGATGTAAAGCAGAAGCAAAAGCTATTTACGAAAGCATCAACTGGTTAAAAGATAATCAGAGACCGTTTGAGTTTTCTTCTTCTTTTTATGGGTGGACAGAACAATACCCCGGTGGTAGAGATATGGCACTGGCTATGTTTCAAGCAGGAAGAGTAATAAACGGTATACCTAAATCTTTTACTGCTGTATACACTGGAGATTATAACACAGGAAAAGAAGAAACTGCTGAAGCGTACAGTATTTTAAATGCTACTGGAACTGGTAGAAATTTTAATCCTGTATGGGCTACGCCTTTTGATTTTATGACTCAAGTTTCTTTAGAACGCAGCTTAGGGATTTACTTTAGTATGGCTGAACCTTTACGTAATATGTATTGGTCTTGTCGTAAACCAAAAGAAACCCCTGAAGGGTTTTTAACATGCGGTGTATGTCATGCATGTACCCGTCAATATGTAATGAAAAAGGAGATAGACAAATGCCAAAAGTAGGTGGAAAACATTACGCGTATACTTTAAAAGGTAAAGCTGCTGCCGCAAAAGCTAAGGCTGTTATGAAAAAGAAAAAGAAGAAAAAGTAACATGCCTAAGAAAAAGAAAGCTAACGACGCGTGTGCAAAAAAAGTTAAAGCTCGCTATAAAGTTTGGCCTTCTGCGTATGCATCTGGGGCCGTAGCTAAGTGCCGCAAGGTAGGTGCTAAGAACTGGGGTAATAAAAGTGGCAGTAAGAAAAAGTAAAAAAGGAGCCGCACTTAAAAAGTGGTTTAAAGAAGAATGGGTAGATGTAAAAACAGGTAAAGCCTGTGGGCGTAAATCTGCTACTAATTCTAAGCGCCCTTACCCTTCATGCAGACCTAAAGCAGTAGCAGCTAAAATGACTGCCGCTGAAAAACGTAGTTCTTCTTCTCGTAAAACAGGACCAGCTAGGATCCAACATGCTGTAACGGCATCGGGAAGAAGGAGAAAAAGTACCAAAAACAAGAAATAATACTTGACAAACAATCAAAAATATGGTATAATATATACATGTACTTAGTACATACTTATATAAACTATAGAGACAACCCAAGGGGCCTCACTAATGGATCAAGAAACACAGCAGTACTACGACAATTACTTTAGTCTTTTTATGACAGATGGTTGGAAACAACTCATGCAAGACTTTGGTAACAACGCTATACAAATTAATAGCATCGAAGCAGCTAAAGATGCTGACGATATGTTTTTCCGTAAAGGACAACTAAACGTATTAGCCCATTTAATAA